AATAGCCATAAACACAAGAAAATCGGAGGTGCAAGGATTTGAGAGATACAACAAGAGATTATACAATTGCACAGTTTAGACTTTATGCCTCTCTTGGATTTCCAAGCAAAGCACAGGTTGTAGCTGACAAGACAATGCACCGAGCATTACAACTTGACCTGCTTGCTGTGGCAGACACACTTAATGCCTTGACCAATAGCGGTAAAGACTACATCTGTCAAGCTGTCAGCGCTGTTTACTTTGTTGCACCAACAAAACCGTTGCACAAAGGTGAAATAAATTTGAGAGTGACCAAGTTTGCTGTCAATAACTATATAGACGAACGCACGGTGTTTCGCTGGCTCAAAGAGGCACGATTGCTTTGTGCAAAGCTTCGTGGGCTTAACGTTTGTACATATTGCACAAAGAAAGATGTCAGTAGAAGCGATTAAACCTGTTGTAAAATTAAATTGTAATGATAAAACGAAAAGTAACTACGGACTGGATTGTCCGCCAAATCCGTGAGGGCAAGGCATATAGATTCTACTTAACAGCCGATTGGCGAAAAGTCAGAGATGCAAAAAAAGCGAAAGAACATTACGAATGCGAACGCTGTCGTGCTGTGGGTAAGTACAGCCCTTGTGAGGCGGTACATCACAAGCTGTATCTTAAAGCAAGACCTGACCTTGCTCTTGATATCAAAAACCTCGAATGTCTATGCAAAGATTGCCACTACAAAGAGCACCACAAATACGAGCCAAAAAAATTAAAAGATGAGTTTGCTGAGAGGTGGTAGTCAAAAAAGACATACCCCCGGGTAAAAAATCGAAAAATTCTGAGGTTTACGGATAACGGAGTAAAGGCACGACAGTTCACCTTCGCGCACGCACACGAGAAATTTTCAGAGAGGAGAGAACAAAATGGCGCAGATTAAAATTGCTGAAATCAAGGATAGCTTAATTGAGCAACTGACTTTGAAAGGGGCAAACATTGAAGTCTATAGAGATTTAATTGACAGTTACATCTTCTGCACTAAACTTGAGCGTAAAATGCAGGTGGACATCCGCAAAAATGGCTTGACATACAAAGCTATCAGTGCCACAGGCAAAGAGTATATGAAGGACAACCCCTCAGTAAAAAATGCCGTAATGTACAACAAACAGCGTTTAGCGATCCTCTCGCAAATGGGGCTGTCAATTGACAAAGTTGAGAGTGAATCTGATGACGAACTGTAAAGTCATAGACGATTACATTGACCTTGTTAAAAACGGTAAATATCGTGTATGCCGAGAGCAAATTCAGCTAATTAAGTTTGTCGAAAATGTCTTTGAAAACGAAGAAATTTACGTCGATGAAGAACAGCTTGAAAAATATTTAGCTTTGCAGAAATATTTTCCTTATAAACTTTTTGAATGGGAAAAATTTTGCTTTGCTTTGCACAATTGCACCTACTCTGCTCCCGGTGTTTTAAGATTCCCTGATTTGGTTTGTGTAGTCGGAAGAGGAACTGGAAAAAACGGTTATCTTGCTTTTGAAGATTTTGCTTTGGTAACTCCGGTCAACGGTGTGCGAAACTACGATATTGATATTTGCGCAACGTCCGAAGAACAAGCACAAACGAGTTTTAATGATATTTATGAAATCTTGGAAAATAATGCGTCAAAAATGCAGCGGCATTTTAAGTGGAATAAAACCAAAATCACTAATATAAAAACAAACTCGACGATTAGATACAGAACATCAAACAGCAAAACGAAAGACGGCGGCAGACCGGGCAAGGTAGATTTTGATGAAAAACACGCTTACGAAAATTATGACCTCATTAACGTTTTTACTACAGGTTTAGGCAAAAAACCTTTACCACGTAGGACGACAATAACCACGATGGGAGATGTTCGTGACGGGCCGCTCGATAACGAACTTTCGGAAGGGCTTGAAGTTTTAAATGGTGATGCCTTGGATAACGGGACGCTCTATTTCATTTGTCGCTTAGACGATGAAAAAGAGGTTTATAATCCCGAAAACTGGTATAAAGCAAATCCGTCTTTACAATATTTCCCTGATTTACAAAGAGAAATAAAGAAAGAATTTGAAGAATGGAAAAAAGATAAAATCAATAATTCAGCGTTTATGACTAAGCGAATGAATATCCCAAAAGGCACAGAAGCCCATCCTGTTACTTCTTGGGACAATATCAAAGCTACAAACAGACCTCTTCCCAACCTTGAGGGCAAGCCGTGTGTTTTTGGTATTGACTATACAAAAACGACCGACTTCTTAGGTATAGGCTTAATGTTTTTGATTGACAACGAAATCGCATGGAAACCATTTTCGTGGTATTGCTCGCAATCTGCAGATTTGGGCAGGATTAAATTCCCTTATGCTCAACAGCCTGACTTAAAAAGAGTAGACGGAGCAGAAATACCTCCTGAAATTGTAGCTGATTGGTTGAAAGAACAAAAAAAGCATTACAACATCGTCGGTGGAGCATTGGACAGTTACCGTTATACATTACTCAAAGAGCCGTTAATGCAGTTAGGATTTGAGTGTGACCGCAAAGGGCGAAATAACCTTAAACTTGTTAGACCGTCGGACAAAATGCTTGTTGCTCCTCTGATTGCCTCTGATTTTGCAAATCACAGGATAATTTGGGGCGACTCGCCTCTGATGAGATGGTACACAAACAATACATCAGCGTTTGAGGACAAAAACGGCAACATAAGCTACGGTAAGATTGAGCCGAAATCAAGAAAGACAGACGGATTTATGGCGTTTGTTGCCGCATACACACAGATTGAAATGTTAAAGCAAAATCAGCCGATGACGGTTGATGAAATCAGGAATTGCTTTAATGCGATTGTTTTTTAAAAGGCAGGTGAGAAAATGAAAATTATTAATTATTTTCGTAGTGTTTTTGGCAAAAAAGATGCCGTTGCAGCGGAATTTAACTCTGAAAATTACTCGACTGAACAGAGTTTTCATCTGACCGAACTTGCTTTATTTACTGCGGTTGACTTTATTGCTCGAAGTTTGGCGAAGTGCGAATTTGTGACGGTAAACAACAACCGAGAAAGTCGCAAGGCTGAATATTATCTTTGGAACTATTCGCCGAATAAGCATCAAACCAAAATTGAATTTTTTACGCAGGCTGTTGCAAAGTTGATTTTTGACAATGAACTGTTAATTATCGAAACAGCCGACAATCAGCTTTTAATTGCGGACAGTTTTTCAAGAACAGAACACGCACTGATTGATGATTCTTTCAGCGGTATTACTTGCCGAAATTTTACATATCAGCGAACTTTTTTTGAAAGTGAAGTAATTTATCTCCAATACAATAACTTTGCTTTGAAAGGCTTATTAGCCGATATGTGCAACACTTATGAACAATTAATGTTGTCGGCTCAGGAAAGGTACAACAAGGCGGTCGGACATAAAGGTATTTTGGAACTTGAAAATTATAGCTTTGGCGACGAAAATTTTGCCGAAACTTATAACAAAGTTTTAGCTAAACAGTTTAAAGCTTTTTACTCGAACAAAAATGCCGTTATGCCGATTTTTAAGGGGATGAAATACTCCGAGCCGTCAACAGACGCGGGAAAAACTACGAACAGCGAGATAAACGATATCCAAAAATTAAAAGCTGAGGCATATACGATTGTCGGAAATGCTTTGCATATTCCGCCGGCAATTTTAAGCGGTGAAGCCTCTCAGCTCTCAGACGCTATGGATTGTGCTATTGGTAATGCAATTGATCCGATTGCAAATATGTTTGAGCAAGAGATTACAAAAAAGAGATTCGGAGCTAACGAATTTAGCAAAGGTAATTATCTGCTGATTGACACAACGACAGTCAGACACATTGACGCAATCAGTCAGGCAAACAATCTTGATAAGTCAATAGCCAGCGGTGTGCTGACACCTGCGCAGGCTCAAAAATATTGCAATATGCTTCCTTGCTCGGAAGCTTGGGCACACATATATTACCTTACCAAAAATTACCAAACAATAACAAACGCTCTGAAAGGTGGTGAATAAATGAAAAGTAGAAATTACAACATCAAGCAGATTGCTGAAAATCAGAGTGTCTTGCAGATATATCTTTATGGCGAAATCGAGCCGAGCTATTTGAATATTTGGGGCGACCTCGTAGAATCCAAAACAAGTGCCGAATATATCCGTAAAGCAATTGAAAAAGCAGGTGAAATTGAAGGCATTGAAATCTACATCAATTCCGTGGGCGGATTCGTCGATGAAGGTGTAACTATTTACAACCTGCTCAAACGGCAGAGTGTGCCCGTCACTGCATACATTGACGGTATGGCTTGTTCAATCGCCTCTGTTGTCGCAATGGCGGCTGACAAGATTGTAATGCCGTCAAACACAACGATGATGATTCATCATGCAATCGGTGGTTGTTACGGAAATGCGATGGAACACAGAGAATTTGCAACCCAGCTCGACAAAATCAGCGAAGCAAGCACAAATTCTTATCTTGTGCACGCAGGCGATAAACTCACGAGGGAAACCCTCGAGCCGCTTCTTAATGCTGAAACATTTCTGACTGCGCAGGAAGCTTTTGACATCGGCTTGTGTGACGAAATTCTTGATCCGGTTGATTTAACCGATTCAAAAGAAATCGTTGATGATGCACAGCAGAAGAAAAATCCAAAAGCAAAACAGGCAGCGGCAGAGCTTTTAAAAATGCTCGGAACAAAGCCTGACCAGCAGACACCACCCGAGCCAAAACTGAAAAATCCCGAAGAAAAGGATAGCTTTGGCTTTATTGAAGAATACTTCAAAAACAAAAATTATTTATAAAGGAGATTAAAAAATGAAGAATCTTGATGCGATTAAGAACGCAAAAGCAAAGTTTGCGCAGAACTTGAAAACTGCCATTGATTCAAAAGACGAAACAAAAATGACCGATGCACTCAATGCCTACGCTGACAGTATTCAGCAGTCAATCATTGAGGTCGCACAGGAAATCGGCGAAACAGCCGACAACACAATTCTTGCAAAGAGAGGATTCAGACAGCTTACATCGGCAGAACAGAAGTTTTATGACACTGTTGTTCAGGCGGCAAAATCGAATAATGTAAAGCAGGCACTTTCGAATCTTGATGCGACTATTCCGCAGACAATCCTCGACACGGTGCTCGATGACATTACAAACAATCATCCGCTTCTTGACGCCATCAAAATTGAGAATACATACGGTGCTGTTAAAGCGATTTTTGCGACAGACACAAAACAGCTTGCATCTTGGGGCGAACTTGCGGCAACAGTAACTCAGGAACTTTCGGGATCAATCACTAAGAAGGATTTTGAAGATTCAAAGGTTTCGGCATATGTACCTGTTCCTAAGTCAATGCTTGATCTTGGCGCTGCATATATCGACGCATATGTCCGCAGAATCCTTGCTGATGCTCTTGCATATGCCCTTGAGGACGGTTTTATCAACGGTGACGGTAATAATAAGCCAATCGGTATGCTCAAGGATGTTGATGGTGCTGTTACAAAGGGTGCTTATGCCGATAAGTCAGCGACTGCCCTCACAAGTCTTGATGTTAAATCATACATGGCTGTTGTGGCTAAGCTTGCAAAGGATAAAGGCGGAAAGATTAAATCTATCCCTGTAGTTGACCTTATTGTTAATCCTGCAGATTATCTCTCTAAGGTTGTGCCTGCAACAACCGTTCTTGCGACAGACGGTACATACAAAAACGATATTTTCCCTTATCCTACAAGAGTATTTCAGAGCGAAATGATTGCGGAAGGCACAGCTGTAATCGGTCAGCTTTCAAAGTACAGAGCTTGTGTTTCAACGGGCAAAGAAGGAAAAATTGATTATTCCGATCAGTATCAGTTTGTACAGGATAACCGAGTTTATCTTGTCAAGACCTATGCAACAGGTTTTGCTGTTTCTTCAAATGATTTTATTAAGCTCGACATTTCAGGTCTTAAGCCGCGTGAAATCAAGGTAACTCTTAATCAGACAGCAACAGCTTAATTTTTCACGGAGGTGTTGAACAATGGGAATCACGAACGATGTAGTTAATATGCTTGATTTTGACCGTGAATACATTGAAACAGATGAAAGCACAAAGTCGAAAATTGAACTGATTATAGCCAATGGTAAACAGCACCTCCGCGATTACAACCCTTTGCTTACCGATGAGGACTTTGAAAGACCCACAAGGGCAAGAAGTTTACTGTTTGACTACTGCAGATATGCTTACTCAAATGCAGTTGAAATGTTTGACCACAATTTTGAAAACGAAATTTTGAAATTAAGGCAGGAATATGAGGTAAAAAGCTATGATTTTGAAGAATAACATAGACTTTTTAACCTTTAATGACGGTATTGCGAAAATCTATGAAACCGATGAAAACGATGATATCATTGCCGACAGCCTGAAAAAATATCGCTTCGGAAATGAAAAAATCGGAGTAACTCGGTTTTACGGAGCGAAGCAAAATGACATTGAATTGTCAAAAGTTATGCATATCCACAAAGATGAAAACTTGCGAACGGATATGGCGGTTGTTATCAGCGGCACAAGGTTTAAAATCGAACAGATACAGCATGATAAGAGCAAAAATCCCCCTTGCTCGATTTTGAGCCTGTCACAGAGGGGGCTGTATGAGGGTGGTGCAGATGTTTTTTAAAAACTACGATGAATTTGTTGAACTCATAAAGTCTTGTGGTTTTAAGTGTGTGGAGGCAGATTACAACAAGTCAACCCCTGCTCCCTATCTTGTTTACTTTAAAGACGAGGAAGAAGGCATTTACGCAGACGGTAAATGCCTTTGGAAAACTGCAAAAATCATCATAGAACTCTACACAGCGAAAGATGACCACACAAGCGAAACGAAGTTTGAGGAGTGGCTCAACGAAAACGGCTTCGGTTGGAAAAAACCAAATCGAGCATGGGACACAACCAATAAACTTTGTGTAAGCTATTACAATTTGGGCGTGACTTTTGATGAGTGATTACAAAAAAGTCGGTATCGACCGCCTTGGCGATACTTTATCAAAAGAACTTGCAACCTATTCGGCTGATGTGCAAATGGGCGTGCGTTTGTTAGTTGATGAAAAAGCCGAAGAACTTAAAAACGAAATCAAAAAGAATGCACCTGTCGGCAGAAGAAAAAAATATCGCAAATCGTTCAGAATAAAAATCACGAACGAAACATTTAGGTTTTACGAAAAAACAGTTTATGCGGAAAAACCTGAGTATCGGCTTACACATCTTCTTGAAAAAACTCGTAAAAAGAGGGGCCAAAAAGGCGGAACGGTACAACCAAAGGTGCATATTGCTCCGGCTACAGAGAAAATTCACGGCGAATTTGAAGCCGGAATAAAAAAGCTCATTAAATCATCGGAAGCTTTTGGTGGCGGTGATTTGAGCGGTATAAAAAGAATTTAAAAACATAAGGAGTGTTTATTTTATGAATAAAACGATCAGAAAAGTTGGTTATGCTGTGCTGACAGAAAGCAGCACAGGCGAAATCACATACGGTAATCCCGTGTGGTTTAAATCCGATGAGGCAGGCGGCAGAAGTATTGGTGCAGAGCCTATCGGCGACTCGAACACAATCTACGCTGACGGCTTGCCTATTATTGTAGCGAGTGCAAACAGCGGTTATACAATCAGTCTTGAGCTTATTTCGGCTGTTGACAATATCGAAAAGGATTGGTTCGGCAATGATGAAGCAACTGAGAGCGGCATTATTGAGAAGGGCGGTATCAAAATGATGCCGAGATTCGCTCTTCTTGTTGCCAAGGAAACATACAAAGGTGACAAGCTCTACGAGATTGACACCTATTTCGACTGCGTAGCTGCAAGGGCAAGCCGGAATGACAAGACATCAGAAGGCAATTTCGATCCACAGTTCCCAACATTTACAATCACGTCAAAACCACGCCCTGACAATGACTTTGTGCGCTACACATCATATGCAGATACTCTGCCCGAAAGCGTTGTAACTCCTACTGTAAAGGCTGTAAAGGCTGCAAAATCGGCAGTTCCTACAGATCAGACCTCATCAGACACTACAAAGGCGGCTAAGAGCTAATGAAAGACACAGTTGTTATTAACGATAAAAATGTTGAGGTTGAGGTTACGGCTTACACAATGCTCATCTACGAGGACACATTCAAAGGCCACAGCTTTCTGCGTGATGCCGACCGTGTTCTTGTCCCGAATCTCAATGATGTAAAATTTGGCACTGCAGTAAAGCTTTTATGGGCAGCGGCAAAGACGGCAGACGATACAATTCCTAACTTTAAAGCTTGGTCAAAAGAAATAAGCATTAAGGACGCTATTTCAGCGATCGGCACAATTGTCAACCTTATTGTTGACAGCTTAAAAAGCGACAACCCAAAAGTGACAGCGACAGCGACCTAAACGGAACTTTCCTGACGGCGAAGGAAATCTTATCCTATGCCGTCAGGTGTGGTCTGACTGTCGCTGATTTACAAAAATTTACAATAGGCTTTGTCCTTGATTATGTCGAAACATATTTTGCATTACGAAACAATAAGAATATCCACGAAAATGAAGAAAAATATCAGAAAATGAAATCTGTGTTACCTTTCGTGACAGAAAGATTTGAAAATAAAGAAATCTCAGAAGAGCAGTACAGCGAGTTTATGAACAGATATAAAGAATTGGAGGACAGATATGGCATCTACGATTAAAGGTATTACCGTCAAAATTGCCGGTGATACAATGGATTTGCAGAAATCTCTAAAAGCTGTACAGTCCTCATCCTCGAGCTTGCAGAGAGAACTGACTGCAATTAATAAGCAGTTAAAATTTGACCCTGAAAACACTGTTTTGCTTGCTCAAAAGCAAGAAGTGCTAAAAGAACAAATTGAAAACAGCAAATCTGCCCTTAAAAAGTTACTTGATGTGCAGGATCAGGTCGAAGAACAGGCCAAAAACGGCGAAATCTCAACCGAACAGTACAGAGCTTATCAGCGTGAAGTTGAAAAAGCGAAAAGCAAACTTGAAACTTTCACTAAACAGCTTGCGGAAACCGAGGAAAAAGCAAATGCAATAAACCTCGAATCTGCCCGAAGTGAGATGTCAAAAACCGAAACAAGCGTTGGTAAAGTCGGCGACAGCTTTAAAAACCTTGAAAATAATTCAGATAAAACTGATTTATCCAAGGTCAAAAAAGAAATGGATGATGTTAAATCCTCTGCTGACAATCTCAAATCTGCTGTTGGTGATGCATTAAAAGAAGCAGGCGCAGCGGCAACAGCGGTTGGCGGAGCGTTAACCGGAGCTGTCATAAGTGCAAACAGCGAAGAAAAGGCTTTAAACTCCTTGCAGACTCAAACAGGCTTGACTACCGAAGAGTTATCAAAATACGAAAGCATTATCGGCGAAATTTACAAAGACAATTTCGGTGAATCGCAAGAAGACATTGCAAATACCTTGTCGAAAATCAAGCAGGTTACGGACGAGCAAAATCCCCAAAAGCTTAAAGACATGGCGGAAAACCTGTACACGCTCGAGGCAACCTTTGATAACTTTGATATCAGCGAAACCTTAAGAGGCATTAACGGTCTGATAACCAACATGGGCTTATCAGCCGACGAGGCTTTTGATTATATTGTAAAAGGCGCGCAAAACGGCTTAAACTACAGCGGAGAGCTCGGCGACAATATCGCCGAATATTCACAGATTTGGGGACAGGCAGGCTTTGATGCCGAGCAGATGTTTTCAATCCTCGAAAACGGCACAAAAAACGGCGCATATAATCTTGACAAGGTTAATGATTTCGTCAAAGAATTTACAATCTCTCTTTCCGACGGAAGAATTGAAGAAAATCTCGGAAGCTTTTCAAAAGGAACGGGCGAAATTTTCAAAAAGTGGAAGGACGGCAAAGCTACTGCATCAGATGTTTTTTATAGCGTTATCAGCGATTTAAAAAATACAAAGAATGAGCAAAAGGCATTAACTACAGCTTCAACGGTTTGGTCGGCTCTCGGTGAAGACAACGCAATGAAAGTTATCAAATCGCTTGGAAATGTCAACAAAAACTACAAAAATGTCAAAGGCTCAATGGAAAAAATCAAGGATATCAAATATGATAATGTCGAAACCGATTGGGCAAGTCTTGGCAGGACTGTGCAAACTGATGTCATTAATCCTATCGGCAAATCATTATTCCCCGAGGTAAAAAAACTTTGTAAATTTGTTGAAAACCATACTGACGATATTATCCCTACATTAAAAGTTGTCGGCTCTCTTGTAGGTGGCATTTGGGTAGGCCGGAAAACAACCGCTGTTGTAAGCGGTGTACAAAGCCTTATAGGCGCATATAAAAGTCTCAGAACTGCTACAGAGACTGCCAAAATCGCACAGGAAGGTCTTAACCTCGCACAGAAATCAAACGCAATCGGAATCATCGTAGGCTTAGCGGCTACGCTTGTAGGTTCCTTGTGGTCAATCGCAAGTGCGAACGATGAAGCTAAAGAATCACAGGACAAGCTCAACGAAGCGCATGAACAGGCTCAGGAAGAAATCAAAGAGCTGAAAGATGCCAATGATGAGTATGTGCAAAGTAAGAAAGATGCGGCGTCAGAGGTTGAAAGTGAATTTCAATATTATGACAATTTGTGGGGCGAATTACAAGGTATTGTTGACAAGAACGGCGAAGTAAAAAAAGGCTATGAAGACAGGGCAAAATTTATCACAAATGAGCTGAGCAAAGTTACAGGTGATGAAATCACTTGGAACGGCAATGTTATTCAGTCTTATAAAGACCTTAAAGGCTCAATTGATGATGCACTTGAATCAAAGAAAGCCCTTGCTATGTTATCAGCTACAGAAGATGCTTATCAGACTGCTGTATCGGGTCTTGCAGGAGCGAAAACTGACGCAATAAATGCTTATGCCAAAAAGAAAAAAGCACAAGAAGAGCGCGACAGTGCAGCGGAAACCGCACAAAAATATAATACAGAAGGACTTGACAGAAACAAAAAAATAATCAAAATTGCGGGGTGGGCATTTGAAAATGGAAAAATCTCGCAAACCGATTATCAAAAATACCTTAAAGACGCACAAAATAAGCAGAATACAGCTAAAAACGAGCGTGCTTTATCATCATTTGGCGCAGCATACGGTGCCGAAAATCAAAAAGCTAAAGATAACCTCAAAGAGAAAGAAAAAACTCTTAAAGAAGTTGAAAGCAAATATAACGAGTATCAAAGAAAACTCGTTAATTATAACACCACGATCCAAAACGTCGAAAACCTCACAGCGGCAAATGCTAAAGGCAACACCGAAGAGATTAGAGCCGCAATGTCGGACTTGTCTAATAACATTGTTACATATGCAACTGGTAACAAAGCTGCTCTCGAACAGCAGGTCAATGATTTTAAGACAAATGCCGAGAATTTAAGGACAGCATACAAAGACGGTGTTGAAGGTGTCACAAAAGACCAAGTTGAAGAAGCCGAAGAATTGCAGGAAAGAGCAGAAATTGAGCTTGCTAAATACACCGATATGTATGGCACGGTTGCCGCGATTGCTACAGGCAAAGCTGACGAAATCAATGCGCAACAGCAGAAAATCAAAAACGGTTTCATTGATGCTGAAACAGGCTCGAAAGAGAGCCTTGAAAATCAGCTTGCAAATTTTACCGCAAACTATGAGTTGCTAAAAACTGCAATGGACGAAAATCAGCCGGGTGTTACTCAAAAAATGGTTGATAACGCACACGAGCTTGTCAATAAGGCGACAGAGGAACTCAATAAACTTGAAGGCAACAGCGAAACTGCCGGTAAGAACGGCACTGAGGGTGTCAGCGACGGCATGAAAGATAAGAAAAGTCTCGATTCGGTAAGTAAGGCAGGAAAGGGAATTCTTGACAGAATCGGAAGCAGTCTTTCAGAAAGTTACAACTTAGCTTTCAAAGAAGGTCAGAATGTTCCAAAAGGCTACAGCAATGGTCTTAGCGGACTTTTTGAAATGGTTAATGAGAAAGCAAGAGAGCTTGTGAATGGCGGACTTACGACGATTCAAAAAACGCAGGATTCACATTCACCGTCAAGGAAATCAAGGAAGTCCGGTAGATTTTTGGGACAAGGCTATTGGCTTGGAATCGAGGACGAAATTGCCGAGACTAAGAAAAAAGCGCAGGCTCTTTCAGCAACTGCACTTGCAGGTGTCAGTGGAAACCCGATTGACAGCATTAACAGCAAATTTGCAGGAATCCGAATGAACAGCGAAAGCGCCTTTGCAAGTCAGTCTATGTCAAGGGTTGTGACTAATTCTCCGAATGTTGAAATTAAATTCACAGGCGATGTCAACATCAATAATGATATGGATATTGATGATTTTAACCGCCGTGTATCAAATGCAATCATGCAGACACTTGTCTGTGAAGTATCAAAATGGGGAGGTTAAAGATGAGGCATAGTTTTACATACAACGGCATTGATTTACGGACATTAGGCTTTTTTATAACTACACCTCCTAAATATCAAATTGCTAAGCGTAATTTTGATTTTACCCCCGTCTATGGCACAAACGGCGGAATAATTTCCGATAATGGTGTTTTCGATAATGTTGAAATGCCGTTTGAAGTCAACAGCTATCCGTACATTGTGTCGAATGAAAATAACGCAGAGCTTGTAAGAGCATTCGCCGAATGGCTTACCGTTTGGGACGGTGAATATAAAATTTTTAGGGACACGTATAATCCCGGTTATTTTACAAAAGCGATTTGCACAGGGGTTGAGCCAATCGAAGAAGTTGCCCCCCTTTGCTTGTCAACGACTATAAATTTTAGCCGAGTGCCGTTCTGGTATAGCGATTTAGGGCAGGAGATTATCCGACCAAAATTGACCTCAACTCAAAATGCCGAAATCGAAATCTACAACGGCGAAAATTACACAGCCGAGCCTTTCATCAAGATTATCAATAAAGGCGCAAAAGTTAATCCGTTGACGCTGACGGTTAATGATGGTCAAACTTTAACAGTTAAAACATCATCGGATAAGGATTATATTGAACTTGATTCCGAACAGCAGTCCGCTTCTTTCAATAATGGCACGAGCTTGGCGAACAATTGCATAAGTTGTACAGAGTTTCCAAAGCTTTTGCCCGGTTGGAATAAAATAAAACTCTCAGGAAAAAGCGCAAATGCGTTTACTGACATTGAAATTAAGCCTAATTGGAGGAGATTGTAATGTACCCTATTTTGTACAATATTGCTGACTTTTACAAAAATTCAACCCCATTGTTTGAATCTAACGGTTTCGGTTTTTTGACTGAATGCACCGAGTTTTTGGTGACAATGGAGCAAAATGGCACATACAGCTTTAGCGCGAAAATTAAAAGCACAGATAAGCTTGCGCCCAAAATTAAAATAACCTCATATATTAAAGCAAAAGTAAATAATGTGGCTGAGCCACAGTACTTTTATGTGACCAAAATAGAGGTTGATAAAAACGGTGATTTAACCGTGTCGGGCGAACATGTGTCAAGAATGTTTTTCCAAAACGGAACAATCCCTCGTGCAACAGACGGTTCGATGTATGGCACACCGAAAGAATTAATTGACCACTTCATGCGAGATTACAGCCAAGTAGGGAAACCTCTGCATATGTGGTTTACGGAAGCCCCATATAAGTGGTTTAGCTTCAGTTCATCAATCACAGCAAAGAAAAGAATTTACTTAGGCTATTCACAGGCAGTAAAGTTTGAGGATATTTTCAAAGACGATGACGAAGGACTGATAAATCAGTTTGGCGGTGTTCTGTATTTTAACAATTTTGACATTTACTTTGGAAAAATCAGTACAGCAGGTGCGAAAAGCGGCTATCGAATTGCTTTCGGCGCTAATGTGTCAGAATATAAGCAGACTGCTGAAATCGGCAACTACTACACGCATGTTATGCCCTATGCACGATGCAACACTACAAATAATAAAGAAGTTGTCGTGTCAAGCCCTGAACCATATGAAACAGGACTAAAACGGAGCATAAAAAACACATATTTGTATGATTGCTCGAGCAAAATCAAGAAATTTACTTTAAATCCAAGCACCGGCGAAAACTACGAAGAAGTCAGAGATGCCTTACGGAATGCGGTCGCCGATTACAACTATTCAACAGAACAGACAGCGGAAACCCTGAGTATAAGGGTAACTCTTGAAAACGAGCTCACTAAAATGCACGCAATCAAACTTTACGATGAAGTGACGGTTGTAATGCCGGACGGCACGAATTTGAACCGAAGAATTTCAAAAACGGTCTACGATAGCGTATCTCAGAAATACAAGGAAATTACAATCGGCGACTTAAGTATGTCGATGTCTGACTTACTGAAAATTCAAAGGAGGTTTAAAAAATAATGGCAATTAGTTTAGCACATAAATCAATTACAATCGATATTAATAATCGAAATGCACCAAATGTTGTTGCAATTGCAAATGTAAACGATAAAGCCGTCCGCTATCTTGATGTAACATTGACGGCAAGCGGTGAAAAATTGACCTTTGCAGATTGCACAGCAACAGCGACTTTTGCGACTGACGGATATTTAATTTCAGATTCAGTCGCTTGCACAATAAACAGCGCAGCGGAGGTTATTACTGTTCCGCTCGAAAATTTCAAGTCTATGTCGGGCTTCTTGGCAATTGAAATTAAGATTGCAAACGGTGAAACGCAGGTGTTAAACACGCCGCTAACTTTAAAAGTCATGGTAACTCCGAGCCTCGCTGAGAACAGCAAGATAAGCGGTGCAAGTATTGGCAATTTTGCCGAAATCAGCCGAGAGGTTGCTACGGCAAGAGGCAGCCATAATTCGCTTGGGGCAAGGCTTAACGGGATTGATTCGTCTGTGTCTGACAAAGCTGATAAAAGCACGGTCAGTCAGTTATCAGCACGAATGCAGACGGCAGAGAAAGCTCTTACAGGCAAAGCAAACGCAACAGATGTAGCCAATGCACTTAAAGGGAAAGAGGACGATTCAAACAAAGTAAGTTCCAAAACGGACATCGCAGACAGCAGAGTTAATTATCCGAGCATTAAATACCTTGACGATTATTATTACGACGCAAACGAAGCCTACTCATCAGAAGAAACGGACAAGTTTCTTGCGACCAAATACGATTCTGCCAACATAGAGAGCGGTACATCAACGCTTACGCCATATTCAACCGTCACCGACAAAATCAAAAACGCAAGCTGTACATATAAGACAATCGGTGACATCGTAATCGTCAGTGCAACGGTCAAAATGAACGCAGTATCTCTTGCCGGCAATAGCATGTGTCCGCTGATTGATTTGCCGTATAAATGTATTTCCGAGGACAATGTTTTTTGTG